GTGGTTGCCGTCGTCGGCACACTTGCCGCCGCCTTTGCGACGCTCTGGAAAACCAATGATGAATTTCGAGAGAATATCCTTGCGACATGGACGCAGATCAAAGAAACGGTCAGCGGCTTCTGTCAGGGTATCGTTGACCGGCTGAACAGTCTGGGCTTTGAGTTTGAAAGCATTACAGAAGTTCTATCCACAGTGTGGCAGGGCTTCTGTTCGCTCCTCGCTCCAATCTTCGAGGGTGTGTTCCAGCACATTGCAGATACGCTGTCCACGGTGCTGGACGTCATTCTTGGCATTGTGGATGTGTTTATTTCCGTATTTCAAGGAGATTGGTCCGGCGCATGGGAAGCTGTGAAGGGTATCTTCACGTCTATGTGGGAGGGGCTGGTCAGCTGGTTCCAGAACATCCTGAATACGCTGAAGGGCGTGGCGGATGTAATTCTCGGCTGGTTCGGTACCAGCTGGGAGGAAGTGTGGACTTCGGTATCTACTACCTTCACGAACATCTGGAACGGCATCACCGGTTTCCTCGCGGATGCCTGGGAGACCATCAAAAATGTGGTCAGCGTTGGCGTCCAGTTCATCGGATCTCTGCTGGAGGCGGCATGGGATATCATCACACTTCCGTTCCAGCTGATCTGGCAGAACTGCGGCGATACCATCACCAGCATTTGGGAGAGTATCAAGACCACGGTAGGCAATGCCATCCATGCCGTCTCCACGACACTCTCTACGGTGATGAGCGCCATCCAGACGACCGTCGGCACCATCTGGTCGGCGATCAGCGCAAAAATCAGCGCGGTGGTGAACGGTGTCAAAACAACTGTATCTACAGTGTTTAACGCAATAAAGGCCACGGCCTCCACCATCTGGAACGGCATCAAGACCGCCATTTCCACGGTCGTGGACGGCGTGAAAACCAAGGTGACCACGGTGTTCAATTCCGTAAAAACGACCCTGTCCTCGGTGTTTAGCAGCATCAAGAGCACGGCCACCTCCGTGTGGAACGGCATCAAGAACGCCATCACCGCGCCGATCGATGCGGCAAAGACACACGTCAACAACGCGCTTGACAGCATTAAGCGCTTCTTTGCCAACTGTAAGCTGTCTCTGCCGCATATCAAGCTGCCCCACTTCAGCATCAGCGGCAGCTTCTCTCTGAATCCGCCCCGTGTGCCGCGTTTATCTATTTCCTGGTATAAGGAAGGCGGCATTATGACCGACCCAACGTTGTTCGGCTTCAACGGCTCCAGTCTCATGGCCGGCGGCGAAGCAGGCCCGGAGGCAATCCTGCCGCTGAAGGGCTTCTATACCAAGCTGGAGGCCATGCTGGACAGCAAGCTGAACATGAGCGGCATGGAGGAGTATCTTGCGGTGATTGCCCGGAACAGCGAGAAGGGCATCTATCTGGATGGCGGCACGCTGGTTGGGAAGCTGGCTCCCGGCATGAATCGTCAGCTGGGTATTTTGGCCGCGCAGGAGGTGTATCGATGAGCAGCATGACAAACGGGGCGACGATCACGGTTCTCCGCACCGGCAAAAGCTATCATACACTCCGGGACTGGGGGCTTGCCATTGGCAACAACAACTGCATCGGGGAACCTGAACAGGAGACATTTTATCTGGACGTCCCCGGTGCGGACGGCTTTCTGGATTACTCCGAAGCGCTGACCGGCCGGCCCGTGTTTAAGAAGCGCGGCATTGAAGTCACCCTCGGCGGGAAGCTGGAGCGCGGCAGATGGCAGTCCTTTGTCTCTACACTCCGCATTCTTCTGCATGGAAAGCGTGTACGCGTTGTCTTTGATGATTTCCCCGGCTATTACTGGGAAGGACGTGCCGAAGTGACCGACTTCAACCGTGCGCGGGAGATCGGTACCTTCAAGCTGTCCATTCCCCAGGCCGACCCCTATGGCTACAGCCTCAATGATAACAGCAGCTCGGATTGGCTCTGGAATCCCTTTGACTTTGAGCTGGGCGTTATCGACGATCCCATCAGCATTACGCTCACATCGGACAGTCCCACCGCATCCTGCGCCATCCCACACAGCGCCGTACCTTTTGTTGTAAGCGTCGTGGTTTCCGAGATCGGCGAGACGGGGCTGAAAATGACGGTGGACGGAGACGATTATCTTCTGCAGGAAGGCGAAAACCGACTGGCAGAACTGTTGGTGAGCGACAACGACCTGACGCTGCATTTCTCCGGACGTGGTAGCCTGCAGGTCTTATTCCGAAGGAGGGTGATTTGATGTACAAAGTCAAGCTGGACGGCTATGTGCTGTATCACGCGGATCATCCCTCCGCCATGCTGACAGATCCGGTCCTGGAGCTGGAGCCGGGCTACGCCGGTGTGTTTACCGCGACGGTTCCTCCGAACAATCCGCTCTATGACCGCATTTTCTGCCGCAAGTCCATGCTCTCTGTGTTTCGGGACGACACAGAGATTTTTTATGGTGAGGTGCGGAAAATTCCGAACATCGACCGAAATAAGAATAAGCAGATCTACTGCACCGGAGCCTTGAGCTTTCTGGCCGACTCCATTCAGCCGCAGGCAGAGTACCATGATATTTCTCCGGCTGCGCTGCTTGGAAAAATGCTGGAGATCCACAACAGTCAGGTGGAGCCGCGCAAGCAGATCCGGCTCGGCTATGTCTCCATCACGGATCCCAACAACAGCCTTTACCGCTGCACCAACTACGAAAGCACCCTGGAAGCCATCCGGGACAAGCTGGTGGATCGTTTGGGCGGCTACCTGCGGCTGCGTCATGCGGACGGTCAGCTGATTCTGGACTGGGTCAGCATCGAGCAGTACGGCAATTACAGCACCCAGCCCATTGGGTTCGGGCTGAATCTGCTGGACTATTCCGAAACCACCTCCACCGAGGACGTGGCGACGGCGCTGATCCCGCTTGGCGCGACCCTGGAGGATGAAACCGAGATCGACGCGCTGGAAAAGCGGGTGGACATTACCTCCGTCAACGACGGAAAAAACTATGTGTTCAGCCAGGAAGCGGTGGAGCAATTCGGCTGGGTCTGGGCGACAAATACCTGGGACGATGTGACAAAACCCCAGAATCTGAAGCGCAAGGCGGAAGAGTGGCTTTCCGGCACCCAGTTTGAGACCATGTCCCTGACGCTGACGGCCGCCGACCTTTCGGAATTGGGACACGACTATAACGCCTTTGCCGAAGGTGATCGTGTCCACTGCCTTGCCAAGCCCTACGGCATGGATATTGTCCTTCCGGTCATGAAGCTGACCATTCCGCTTCAGAATCCCGCCGGGCGGACGCTGGAGCTGTCCACCAAGCAGCAGAAAACCTACACCCGCCAGCAGTCCGCGGCGCGCAATGAACTGCGAAACCGGCAGAACGACGCCATCAATACCTCCAACCGGAATATCCAAATCAGCATTGATAACCTGACCGCCATGATGACCGGGGCCAAGGGCGGCTACAAGCTGACGGAGTACGACGAGGATGGCCGCTGGCTGCGGGATCTGTACATGGATACCCCGGATAAAACGACCGCCAGGCGTATCCTGCAGATCAACAAGGACGGCATTGCCGCCAGCACCACGGGGTATGAAGGCCCCTATACCGTGGGCATCACGGTGGACGGTCAGATCCTCGGCAGCTGGATCGCCGCCAACTCCATCGACACCAATCAGCTGAGCATCGGTCTGAACAACTGGATCAAGGGGACGGACGACGGCATCGCGTCCAAGGTGGAAAAGGACGGCATCATCTCTGCCATCAACCAGAGCTCTGAGGAGGTGGCGATTCAGGCAAAGCGCATCAATCTGAACGGCTCGGTCACCGCCAACAACTACTTCAAGATCAAAACAGACGGCAGCATGGAGGCGGTCGCGGGTCAGATCGGCGGTTTCAACATCAACAGCGACTATATCGCCTTCGGCGACTGGACCCACGCCGGCAACTGGCTTTCCATGTGTACGCCCCACGGCGGCGCAGGCGATGTGTACCTGGGCAAGGGCGGCATTTCCACGGACTCCTATGACGGCAAGTCCGGCAGCATTGTCCGCTCCATCAAACTGACCGAAGGCATCATAGGCTTCTATAAAGGGGCCTATGAATGCGGTTTTGTCGGCATGAGCGACGGCTCCGAGATTCGCCTGAGCCTGATGGACTCGGAGAAAAACTATATCGTGAACGTTTACAAGAACTGGTTGGAGCTGCCCGTTCTTACGCAGATAACCGGGGATCTGTCCGTACTGGGAAGCAAGGCCCGGTGTGTGCAGACCCGCGATTACGGCAGCCGCAAGCTCTACGCTTATGAAACGCCGACTCCCTATTTCGGGGACATCGGCGAAGCGGTCATTGCGGAGGACGGTTTCTGTTATGTGCCAATTGACCCGGTATTTGCCCAGTGTGTTTCGCCGGAGGGATATCAAGTGTTCCTGCAGGCGTATGGCGCTGGCGAATTGGTGCTGGATAGCAGACGCGGCGGCCATTTTCTGGTTTCCGGCACACCTGGCACCGCTTTCGGCTGGGAACTCAAAGCCAAGCAAATTGACTTCGACCAGTTGCGCATGACGGAAGATCGTGGGCTGGCGGACACCTCGACTACAAACTACGGAGCCGAAGCGGCTTCTTATCTCACATCCATTACAGAAGGGAGAATCACCGCATGAAGAAAGTAACCTCCGTCACATTCTGGAACGATGCCGTGGGCAAACGGCTGAGTATTACCTATTCCGAGATCGACGATACCACCGGAAAGATCGTCCGAGACAATTACCGCATGGATCGGGTCCTGGTGGACAAAGACGCAATCGCCGCCTGTGACAGCATCGCCGATGTCGCCCAGGCTTTTATTGATTCTATCGAGTAAACGAAGGGAGGAATGACCAGTGGCAGATCTACAGGAAGAACTGCGGCGATTTCTGACCGCGCGTTTCGGCGTGGACGTGAAGGACGCTTTCGTATCCTGCATTCAGAAGATCCACAAGGAAAATCTGGATGTTGCGGAGCTGGAAAGATCCATGACCGAAGCGGAAGAAAATCTGCTGACCGCGAAGAAAGAGCTGTCTGACTTGACAAGCAAAGCCATTGACGCCGCCGGTGAGGCGACGCGGGAGGCTTCCGACGCCAAGACCATCGCCAGAGCGGCGGAGAGCAATTCCAGTGAAGCGCTGGCGACGGCGAAGAATGCCAAGGACGAGTCCTTTAACGCCTCCGGCGACGCGCAGCTTGCCATGTCCGCCGCGCGGGATATGCGGCAGAGCTTTTCCAATATGGAGCTGTTGCTCTCCGAAAAGGTAGATGGAGCCTTTGTGGAAAACGGATATCTGTACCTGACCTCCAACAACGAAGTGGTGGCCGGACCGCTCGGCCCCTTCTCCGGTACGGGCGGCTCCGGCGGTTCCGGCGGAAACAATGCCGTTCTGGCGGTTTCCAACACCAGCGGCTGGCTGAGTAAATCCGTGGCTTACGGCAAAGAATGTCCGATTCAGATCGCCTGGTCATCCCTGGAGGATGAGATGCCAACCGGGAATGGCGTCATGAAGGTCACGTTGAACGGCATTGTAAAGGCCATGCTGGACATCCCCCAGGGCGTTGTTACCGCGGACCTTGGTCCCTACCTGGCGGTGGGCGGCAACGCGGTACGGATTCAGGTGTCGGACGCTTACGAGAACAGCCGGACCATCAATTTCAACATCAATGCCATTGAGGTGTCCATGAGCTCCACCTTTGACTCCGGGACGGTCTTCGACGGCATCATTCCCTTTACCTATGTGCCGGTGGGGGCGATCAGTAAGACGGTACACATTCTGCTGGATGGCAAGGAGCTTGCAACGGCCAATACCACCTCCAGCGGCAGACAGATGTCCTACACGATTCCGGCGCAGAAGCATGGCGCGCATACCCTGGAAGCCTTTTTTGACGCAACCGTCAATGGACAGGTCATCGAATCCAACCATCTGTATTATGAGATCATCTGCGTCGAAAGCCTGAACACGACGCCCATCATCGCTACCGGCTTTCAGGACGGTACCGCCCCGCAGTACACGACGCTGGCGATCCCGTTCACGGTCTATGATCCCGCAAGCCTGACCACCGAGGTGGAGCTGTCGGTGAACGGAAACGTTGTCTCCCGTCAGACGGTAGACCG